GGTGTAGCCGGTGAGGCAGTGCGGGCACACATGGCGCGCCGTGCCTTCGGGGTCGGTGCTGTCCCACTTGAAGCCGTGTTGCACCGCCTTGCCGCCCCACTGCAGCGGGTGTTCCACAGCGCAGTGCGGGCATGGGCACTGGTAGTGCATGCGCACCGTGGCGGCGGCCATGCGGTTCTCGATGTGGCTCAGGCCTTTGATGCGCGGCGTGGTGCCGCAGATCAGCTTGGGAAAGGTGGCGCCTTCGAGCCGCTTGTGCGCCAGCGTCCATGGGTCGCCCGCTTTTTCAATTTCCCAGTCAAATCCATCCAGCTCGTCCAGAATGGCCAGCGCAATGGTCAGGCGTCGAAAGTTGCCAGCCGCTTTGCCGCCGCGCAATTTCATCACGCTGCCCAGAAACTTTTTTTGCTGCAAGGTGTTCACCTTGCTTTTAGCCATGGCCTGCGGAAACACCTCGCGCATGATGCGCACGTCGCGCAGCATGGGCTCCACTTCGGTTTTGGTGAAGTCGTCGCTGTCATCGTCGGTGGGCTGCCACACGGCCTGGTTGCGCCGACGGTGCTGGGCGGTGTAACCCATCATGGCCAGCAGGCATTTTGTGTTGTGCGTTGGAATCATGGCCCGGCTGCACAAGAACAGGTGGCTTGGGCTATCGACCTCGATGCAGCGCACCGGCACACTGGCCACGGACTCAACGCTGACGATACGGCGCCTGAAGTTGATGCCGGGTTTGCTCGATGCCGGCACCTTGGCCGCCTTGCGGCTCAGCTTGAAAGGGTTGCAGCAAGCGGTGGGCTTGAAGGTGATGCGGTATTGATCCAGAAAATTAGGGTTGTCGTAGATGCGCATGGCGCGGTTGGGCTTGATGCCCAAAGACACCAGTAGCTCATACACATCATCAGACAGTTGCGCATTGGTGTTGACGAATTCGGCGTGCCCTTCGGTGGTTGATCCGTCCGAGTCCATCAGGCCGCGCAGCAGCTCCAGGCGCTGGGCGGCACTGGCGCGCAGGTAAATAGCCGGAATGTGTTTTTTCTTGAGCAACCCCAGCCGCCTGAATTTGATAGCCCAGGGTGAGATGGGTTTTCCGTCCGCAGGCACATCCATGAAATAGGTAGCGTTGTTGGGGTAGCGGGCGTCGATGTAGCGCACGCTGACGTCAATGCCTTCGGCTCGCATGTGCTCGGCGGTTTCCACATCGCTGCGGTGCTGGGTGATGCGTGGTGTCACCAGGTGGCCGTCGCCCAGCCACAAGCCCAGCGTGTAGGGCGGGATCGGCAGGTTGGCGTCAGGCAGTTCAAGCGGCCGGGTGTTGGCAATGGCCAGCGCAGTTCGCCCGCGCGAGGTGCGCTGCATGACAAAAAGATCACCCGTGTCCACAATGCCGCTGGTGGTGATGTTTTGGCCAGGCTTGGGCCGGCCGGTGCGCCCGGGGCCATGGTCTCCGCGCAAATGCTCAAACGACTGATCGGCCTCAACCATCCAGCGGTGCCCCTTGTCGGCAATAACCTCAGTGCCATCGCAAAAGGTGATCTTGAAACAGTCGTGATTTGTGTAGATGGGTGAGCTGTAGCGCACGGTGCATGGCTGGCCAGCCTCGTCAAACAGCACATCGCCGGGCTGCACTGCGCCCATGGTGGTCCAGCCGGTGGCTGTGGGAATGGGGGTGTCAAGCGCCAAAGCGTAGCCCAGGCGCGCACTTTTCTGAAAATCAAATTCTTCAATGTCGTCGTTCGACATGCAATCCATGATGCCAATCTGGTAGCCGTAGGCGCGCCACTTTTGCGTTTTCTGACTGGATTCGGCAGACAGGTAAAAATGCTTGGCCGACCACTGGCTCAAGCTCAGCGGCTCGGGCACCTTGAGCGCCTCCAGCCCGCGCGCCACAGACTCCCGAATAGCCGCGCGCTGCTCATCCGGCAGGTGCGGCCAAAGGGTGGCAAGGCTGGGCGGCATGCGGCTCATGGCGGTCAGAACAGGTCCAAATTACCGCTGGGCGCTTCAGGCACACAATGCGGGCTGCACCACAGCGTTTCATCTTTGCTGTTTTGCACCGCCTCATCGCGCATCGCGTAACCCTTGCGCGCCGTCCAGGTGCGCAGGTGCCAGCCGTGTTGCAACAACGCGTCATGCTCGCCCGCATGGCCGCACAACACAATGCGCAGTTGCTTGTTTTGCCCGTTGGAAGCGCACCATGCCTGCACTTGCAGGGGCAGGTTGGTGCCCACACCGCCAGCGGCGTAGTCCATCGCACCCTTGGTGTACGGCGGGTCCAGAAACACGGCGGTCAGGCCGTGGCGCGTGGTCACGCTATCTTTAACCACCCGGCCCCAGTCGCCACATGTCACACGCACGTCACGTAGGCGCAAATGCAGCTCGGTGAACCAATCAAAAATGAACTGGCGGCGCGGTAAATCGGTTACGCGCCTAATACCTCTGCCTGAAATTTCAGGAAGTTGGCGGTTGATGCCCTGCCCGGCGTTCCCGAGGTGGGGGAGTTGGCGGTTGATGCCCCGCCCGGCGTCCCCGAGGTGGGGGAGTTGGCGGCTATCAACCAGCGCGGTGCCGTCGTGTACCCAGGGGCCGGTGCCGCTGCACCAGCCCGAGCCGATCCAGTTGCACGCGCCCCAGCACCACCAGCCGGCAATCTTGACATCGAACCAGTCCGGGTTATTGTGCAGGCTGTTGGTCAGGGTGGTGGTTTGGCGCACCAGCCAACTGTGCCGGGCGAACAGGTCGACCTCGTTGCATGGCCAGTCGGCATGGTGCGCTACCGCATCGGGGTCGTGCGCAATGGCGCGCCAAAAGTTGGCCACAAAGCCGTCGGCATCGTTGATGGTTTCGATGCGCTTTCCCGTGGGGGCACCCAGCAGCATGGCCGCGCTGCCCGAGAAGGGCTCCACGTAGTTGTCCACCTGGCCAAACGCATCCCATACGGTGCCCGCTGCGCCGGACTTTCCGCCGAAATAAGGGAACGGGGCTTTGAGGGGGTCAGCATTGGAGCGAGTCATGCCGCAGACGTTCGGCATTGAAGCAAAAGCGGGCTCTACTTCAGTCATGGCCGTCATTCGTCTGCTCCATCAATCAGTTGACATAACTGGCCTAGCAGCAGACAGACCGCTTCGGTCACCACAAAGGCAATGACGCAAACCAGCAGCAGCGCTTCAAATGGGAATACAGCCAGACGGCGGATGGTTTTCATGATGCATCCACCGCTTGATTCACCCGGCGCAAAAGCTGGTCAATGTCAGGCCGGGGCTTGGGCTTGAACCCGTCCAGCATGTGCTCGGCGCCATGCTGGGCACTGATGTAGGGCTGGCACTGGCGCAACAGGTCTTGTTGCTCTTGCAGGCGCCGGGCAGCCTCATAAATGGCGGCGTTGGCCACGCCGTTGCTGCTTTGGATGTCGCGCACCAAAACAAGCATGGCGTCAATCAGGGTGGTGGTGCTGGAGCGGGGTGTTTGCATGGGTGATTCAGGCCGTGGCCTCGTTGTCTTCTGCGTCCATCGCATCCAGGCTGGCTAGGCTCATGCTGGCGGCCAGGTTGATGGCTTCAAAAGTGCAGGTTTCAATGATCTTGAGGTCATCGGCGCTCAAGTGAGGGCAACGCATCTTCATGGCCGGTGGCAGGCCTTGCAGGTGGTCGCGGATCTGGCTGGCTACGCTGGCAATTACCTGCTCGATCAGGTTCACCGCCATGAACTCCTTGCGGTCTTTGGCCAGTTCAATTTCGTTGCGCTCGCGTGCCACGCGGGTGGCAATGGTGCGCTGGCGGGCCAGCTCGCCATCAGCGCCACGGCCCGCCGCTTCTTCGCGCAAATGCTCGATGTAGTCGGCATGCCACTGGCCCATGGTTTGGCCGGGTGTCAGCACGCCGGCGGCCAGGTGGTCACTCACAGCGGGCTGGCTGATGCCCACCAGGTCGCCAAACTCCTGCTGGGTGCAATAGCGGTCCAGGTCGATGATCATTTTTTGAACGCCGTGGCAATGGCGCCCGCTGCGGCTTCATCCCAGCGCCGCTGCAGGTTGGTGTCCACCGCTTTTTTCACCACCGCATCCACGTCGAGCCGCTTGCTGTACGACGCCTTGCGCACAAACTTGAGCATTTGCAGCAGCCGCCTGCCTGGCAAGTGCTTGTAAACCCCAGGCGGCAACCAGCCGCCCCCTTTTGCCATGGAATTCAAGCCAGGGGCCACGGCGAACAACTCGGTCGCAAC